GATTCCAACTCCTGGATAGGGGATGGCCTCGTCCTCGTGCCATTCTAAAAGTGGTCGTAACGTGTCAACTCTTACATCCCACGTCCGATTAAAAACTTCAGTGCTGGACGCCTTTTGACCGAAAAATTCTCTCACGGATTTTCCGACAACTGCGAACGCGTTTCCAGATGCGTCGAATGTAGCTGGGCGAGACATTGCGACTCGGAACTTGTGTGTTTTGTAAGGGTATTCGTCGGGTATACCCATCATCGGACCATGCTCTGGGTCCAAAAGCATATGTGCATACGGATTGAGTCCAACTGTCATAGTATTCAGTTTGGATCTCAAAGCCTTCTTCTTTACCATACTTGGGTGTTGATCGTATTGTGAACTGTGTATTTTTAAATCCCAAATTGGTACCACCCATAAAAATACACACACCATGGCAAAAAGTTCTAAAAACATGGCAATTCACATAGCGCGCCAAGAGCTATGGATCGAGCGCGTTCTACGTCAACATACCACCCAGCTTCCGCGACCCATTTAACAAATAAGTCTAGATCAGCTGGGCACCCTGCCAAAAGTGTTGCAAGGCTTTGTAGCTTAGCGAGGAAAAGTTCATCTGACAACTTTCCTCTAAAGTTTGCACTAGCAAATGCTTTGTCACGAGCTATAACGTGACCAACCGGGAGAAAACGTATGGAACAAAATTCGCGGTTGATAATTGATCTATCTGGTTGGCGAGGGTGACCCTTCCAGACGCGACCAAATCTTGCTGCGGTCGAAGCCAAGATTTTGGGGTCAGTGCAATCTTTAGGTATTAATGATAATCCATCATCACTGACGATTACCAATTTACACACGTCCTTGAAATAGCTAGGAGAGTATCCACGATCTATAACAATGGTGTAATACTTATCAAGGAAATGATCGAGGGAGTTATCTTCTGAAGTGTTAGCGAACCCGCTAGGATTACCGCGCTTACATCGGATAACACGCCCGTCAAGCCAAATCAAGTTTTTGACACGTGCGTCTTTGTAGAGATGACAAAGAACATTGTTGTGAACCCGTAGATCAGGATGCTGATTATGTAATCGTATCCGCAACGTGATCCTAAATGAACGTTTTCGTTTGCCAAGATCAAACTTAGAACAATCATCTTCAGAGAACACGAGTTCAGGGTGTTCATGAAGTGAATTTTCAAACGAACGGCGTAGTTCAGCGACGCCGCCATATTCAGCGACGTAACCAACATAACACCATGGCAGATCTTTCAAAGCAGCGTTAAAGTTTCTACATAGTAGCTTGAGAACGAAGTCAGTCATGACTCCGGCTATGTAAAAGAGTCTACATTTACCGAGTTTAATCGAATGTATAGAAGTTAACTCATCCTTTAAGGAGGCAGTGTAAGGCTCATGCCAATTGTAAAAATATGA